CATCAACGACCCCGGATAGGTTTGTGGTAGGTGGTTCAGGTGTCGCATTTTCTCTTGCAGCCCCACCGTTCACGGCAGTAGCAGACTTTGTTAGTTTCGGCGCCGCAGGCACCCCATTTGAAACTGCTTCCCTAGATTTTCCATCAGTTCCAACACGAACTAATAGTAACGAGGGACTCATCACGAACCAGAAAAATGCTGCGTTTGGTGCAACCACTAACATGAATGGTAGTAACCGCATGGAACCATCTATTGTAGATTTGGTGCGTAGAAAACCTGATAACGTGGATAGTTTGGGAACACCCGCAGATGCACTTGAATATTCCTGGACTTTTTCATTGGATGATATTACAACTGGATCGGCTAACACGGGCGTTATCGCTACGTGGCTACCAGGATCTCGTGCCAACGGCACTTCCAAGACAGCACTTGGTGATTATAAGAGTGTGTTGACTGCTGGACAAAACCGTTTCACGACTGTTTTCAATGCTGGATTTGAAGGACTCAATGTCCTTGAGGCCGAACCCTTTACCAATACGTTGCTTACCTTAGCAGGTGGGGATGCCTCTATCGAGTATGCCTACGCTTCTGTCGACAGAGCAATTGCTTCTGTAGCGGATGCTGAGGTTGTAGAATGTAATATGATGACCTTACCGGGCATTACCACTGATAGTTTGACCAACAAACTAATGAGTGTATGCGAGGCGCGAGCAGATGCGCTTGCCATCATTGATTTAGATGGTGGGTATGAACCCGAAACAGAGAGCACCGCTCCTCAAGCAGACCGAATGGGAAGCGTTGGAGAGGTTATTAGATTACTAGAAAATAGAAATATTAATAATAGTTACGGATGTTGCTACTATCCGTGGGTTCAAATTACTGATACTGTGACTACGGGCGGATCCTTATGGGTGCCTCCTAGTGTAGTTGCTCTCGGAACCTTCGCTAGTAGCGAAGCAGCAAGTGAACTTTGGTTCGCACCTGCTGGATTTAATAGAGGAGGACTCACTGAGGGCAGTGCAGGTCTTCCGGTCACGAATGTGCGAGAAAGATTAACTTCGGAAGATAGAGATAATCTCTATACTATCAATATTAATCCCATTGCTCAATTTCCTGCTGAAGGAATTGTGATTTTCGGACAAAAAACTATGCAGATTACAAGGTCTGCTCTTGATAGAATTAATGTTCGACGTATGCTGATTTATGTTAAGCGAGAGATTTCTCGAATTGCTGCTAGGTTGCTCTTCGATCAAAATCTTTCCACGACATGGAACAGGTTCTTGGGACAGGTTAATCCCTTTCTCGGGGGAGTTAAGACTAGATTGGGATTGACGGACTTCAAAGTCCTCTTGGATGAGACAACGACAACCCCCGACTTGGTTGACAGAAACATTATGTATGCGAAGATTTTCTTGAAACCCGCACGTGCAATTGAATTTATTGCGCTTGACTTTGTGGTTACAAGATCCGGAGCGTCTTTTGATGATTAATTTTATAAAAAACCTTAAAGTGTGGACTATTTAATAGTACAATATTGATTCAAGGAGAAAACAACTAATGGCATTCTGGAGCGAGGCAAACCAATCAGACCCAAAAAGACAACATCGTTGGCTCATCGATATCACTGCACCTGAGATATCTGAGTCGATTACATATACTGCCAAGAAGGTTAATAAGCCTAAAATGACAGTGGGTGAAGCAGAACATAAATTTATTAATCACACCTTTTATTATCCTGGTGGAATCACTTATGATCCCATTAGTATTACATTGGTTGATCCTGCTGATCCTCATTCAACTCAAGCACTTTACCTGTTGCTTCTAAATTCAGGTTATGTGATTCCCGATCAAATTGACTTAGGGGACATCGGAGTGAACGAACTCGCCATGTCAACCATCAGCAAGCGAAGAGGCACTGGTGCGTTGAGTAGCGTTGTTATCAGCATGATTGATGGCGACGGACAATTGGTGGAAAAGACTACCTTAAGAAATGCTTGGATTAAGAGCGTGGATTTCGGTGGCGAACTTAGTTATGAATCAGAGGGGTTGATGGAATGCACCCTGGAAGTTCGATTCGACTGGTTCGATATGGAGTGGAAAACTCCCTAATCTCCACAGTTAAGTATAAATAAGAAGAGGTATTAATGACAAGAAGAAGTAACGAGGAGCGTCTTGGGCTTCCCAAACCGGGTGCCAAAGAGTCCAGCGACGTTCCCCCTATAGTAGGAAACCCCGAGGCACCCAACAGCGACATTTTATCATACGTTAGTCCCACAGAGATGGTTGATTTACCCTCACAAGGTCAATTCTATCCCGAAGGGCATGTGTTGCACAATCAAACTAGCATAGAGATTCGAGAGATGACGGCGAAGGAAGAAGATATTCTTACTTCCAAATCTCTTATTCAGAAAGGAGTGGTTTTAGATAGGTTAGTGCAGAGTGTCCTTGTCGATAGACAAGTAAAAGTTGAAGATCTGCTAGTCGGCGACAAGAATGCTATCTTAATAGCGCTCAGGATTAGCGGTTATGGTCAGCATTATCAGACACGCGTCACTTGTCCTGCGTGTACGGAAAGCGCCGAGTTTGAATTTGATTTATGCAACTCTCAAGTCACGACTCCAATAGATTTGGAAAATTGTGACGATGAACACATCGCAGGTAACGTCACGTCTGATGGGAACGGTAATTATCATGTTACCCTTCCTAGAACGGGCGCCCATGCCGAAGTGAGATTGATGAATGGGCGCGATGAGAGGCGCATTATAGCAACGCAAGAGTTTAAAAAGAAAAAGAAGTTACCGGAAAATCCATTAACAGAACATTTTAAATCTTTTGTCGTTTCTATTAACGGAATTGAGGATAAGGCACAGGTTCATAAGTTTCTTGAACGCATGCCCGCCACCGATTCAAGGTTTTTAAGAAAGGTCTATGGTAAACTTACACCTAACATAGATATGACGCAGGAGTTCGTCTGCGCAAATTGTGATCACGAGCAGGAGATGGAGGTGCCCTTTACCACGGACTTTTTTTGGCCTGACGCCTGATTACATGAAATCCGTTTACGAACAGTTTTTCGTATTAAAATATTATGGCGGATGGAGTTTTATAGAAGCGTACAATTTACCAATTCAATTAAGGAATTGGTTCACAGAACGTCTCGCCAAACAACTCCAAGACGAGGCGGACCAAATGAAAGGCGCTTCGAGCACATCTTCAAAGAAATAGAGGAGGCACTGCCTCCTCTTTTTTTATGGGACTATCTATTTATTAATGTAAAGATTGGAGGATCTATAAATGAGAAATAATAAAGACTTGGTGACAGTGACACTCGACTTTTCCAAAGCAAAAGATGCCAACGGGGAATTGAATGAGAGTTGGTGGTTAACTTTTGGCGCCATTATGAGGTGGATTATGCCTTCTTTGTTTAAGGGGGGAACTCTTCCTCTAGAATTGACAGGAAGTCCAGCAGACATTCGGAGTTTTACCAATGCTCTATCTAGAGAAAAGAGATATCTTCAATCATGGCGCGATCACGGACTAGACAGTCCACAAACATATAAAAATAAAAGTAAATTGGACGGGGCAATCGGGCAGTTTGAAAGAACTACGGGCCTGCGTTGGCCATTTCAAAAATAGGGGATTTTAAGTAGTGGCTGGAAATAAAAATCCAAGTTTTTCAGGATGGAGTAAGCAGGATATCGATGACTTCCTAACTGGAAGAAAACGAGAGAGAGATCTGGTTGAAGAAATCAACGGCCTCCTCTTAGAGCGCACCATTCTTACTAAAGATTTAAAAGATATCGAGGTCGAAAGACAGTCGTTGGGGCAGATACTTGTGGGCACTTCTCAAGATCAACTCACCTATGAGTTGGAGCGGATTGCCGTCGCCACCGATCATGCCCTCAACGAAAAGCGACTGGCCGAGACGCGGATCGAGCAGCATAAACAAGAATTAGAGGACGTTGAGGAACTTTTGGCCCACCATGCAGTCCTTACTGCCGAACAATCAACCCACCTCGATCTTCACCGGCAAGGAATCAAAACTCAGGAAGATATTATAGAGAACCAAAAGAAAATTCTGGCACTCAACAAAGAGGACACCGATCAATACGGTAAAAAATTAAAACTTGCGCACGGGCTGCAAGGTGCCATGGGGAGTATTGCTGTTAAAATGGGTTTGTCTGCCAAGACTTCTGATAGTCTGCTTGGCAAACTCATACACAGTGCTCAAAACATGCGCAACATGGTGAAGCATGCTGGCGGATGGAAAAACGGAATTAAGGAAGTCGCGAAGCAGTTTGCTAATGTGTTTAGTATTACTAACATTCTTTCTGCTGTTATAACTGCTTTATTTAAAGCCTCTTTAGAATTCATTCTCGCCTTTTCCAAAGCAG